TCCATCTGCTCTTTGGTGATACTAGAACCACCGCCACCATTACCATTGCTGTCCTTAGACTTTGCTGCCTGAACTCCGAACGTGGCTAAAACTCCGGTGAAGACTGAGGCGATGAAAGTGGGATCGAGTTTCTGTTCTGGGATTCCAAGAGCAGGGGGGAGTTTAATGTATGCCAACGTGAGGATTCCACCACTCCATACAAGGATACCAAGACGGACAAAAGTAGACAGAATTGCAAGTTGTTCTTCCTTGTCATCTGTTGCTTCCTTGATTTTACCGAGAATACCTTTCTTTTTAGGTTTCTTTTCTTCTTCGGTAGGTTTTACTTCTTCAGGCATAAGTTACCAGGAAAGGCAACTTTATTTATCAAGATATCCGTTTTTAACCAACCATTCACGGGTCATGGGAGTGGGTTCATAGTCAGACCACATGGTCCCACGAGCACAAGACTCAAGTGCTTTGGCAGTCATACCCTCAGTCTTACCTGCCCAGGTTGCCTCTTTCTCCCAAGGGATTGCATGAGGTGTGTTCTTATAGGTATCAGTAGCCATATCTTGCCAAAGTTGAGGAACTTTTTCCTCATCCATAATGATAGCAATCATACTATTATCAATAGTTCCTGCCATACAATCTTGTGCAGCATGCCATCCTTCATGTCTCATTACACTCATTAGCACTCTAGGGAGACGCATGAATGTTTTATTCAGAAAGAAGTTATTTCCTACTGTATGATACACACCACGGTGTCCTACTGGAAAATACTCTTCATCTGCTAGAAACACGTTAACTCCAATTTGCTCCAAGGCAAGGAGCATTGCGTGGAACTCGTCAGCAATAATATCATAATTACTATTGGGATGGACATCAGCAATAGTAGAGATACTTTCGACTTTAGTGACTCCATCGGTGCATTCGCGTAACAGCATACACCCCATCGAGTCCATAGTGTAATAACCCTTGGTGAGTTTAGGGTCGGCAAGTGCCGGAGCAGACATACTGGCTGCCACCAGCAGACTCATAATAATTTTTTTCATGTATAGTTTTCCTCAAAATATTTTGTTACTCCATAGGAGTTTTTATTTCCCTGAGAAACCCAATCATGAGCACATTCATAAATTGATTTAGCAGGATACTTAGGTTCGTTTCCTTCCATTATGTGCCCATACTTAGACATAAGAGCTTTTAAAACTTCTTGCCTCAACTTTGTATTGAAGTCGTTGTAACGCCAATCATCATAACTCATTTCTGAATGTTCTCCGAACCGCCTTGAAAGTTTTCAGATCCTCCAAGAGGATCAAGTTGAACAGTAGTAGCACCAGATTTGGTTGCCATCTCATACATTAGTTGATGAATGTTTTCAGATTCATTAGTCTCACTCTCTCTGCGAATATCATCATGAAGTCTTTGTGTTGCTTCTTGCTGTTGATATTCTTTTTGCTTTTCAGTCGGAGTGGGAGCAGATCCAAACCAATCATCGACCGGACTTAGTATTGGTGCCGGGACCCCAACATAAGGGTCCGCATCAATTTCAGCACAATCAACTATTTGCTCATCAATCGCACATTCAATTTCTTCATCTGTAATTTTTTTAGAAAAAAGTTTGTTGATGAGTTTTTTAATCATGCCAGTACCAGTTTTTTAGTGTATTCGTAGGAGTAAATTTCACGATTGCCTTTAATACCCCATCCCAGCCAATAGTAGGCAGGAACCATGTATTGACGGACAGTTTGTCCACTACCCTCAAACATAGGAAGGTAACGTTGGAAGGTGCTCTCGTTAATCATATAACGAGTCTGACCTTCTAGACTACTTGGATCGCAATCGTATTTATCACAGAACTTACCAAGATTAGCATATCGGCCAATTGATGTCCACTGAATCAAACCATATCCACCAGTAAGACAGTCCTCGTAATTCACACGAGCACCACCCTCACAGATGTTTGCGTTGAACATTGACTCTTGTTGAATATTACCCATGATGGTAGCAAGAGCATTACGATCTGTAATGCGGGTGTGTTCTTGAAGTTCGCCAAGAACATATTGTTCCTCAGGTGTGCAGTCAGGGCACTTCCAAGAGGGATTATAAGGTTCTACAGGGATTGATACAACATCCTTCTCCTTTACTTCAATATTTTTTTGCTTCACCTGCTCAGCACCGACACAGGACACTGCGAGAGAGCTGAGCACGGCAAAGGTACTAAGTTGCTTAAACATAAAAAAGGGAGCGTCTAGTGCTCCCCAATTATAAAATATTTGATTGTCTGTGTCAAGAGGGTGACGGTGCATAAAGTGGTTGCATCATGCCACCGTCTGAACCATCATCATCTTCATCTTTACTTGCCAACGCAAGCATCAGGAAGTAAGGAGTGATGATGAAGATCAACGTCTGTAGTAGTGTCCAATCATACGTCATGAGTTTTTCACTACTGCAGCAATTGGAATCAGCATGATTATAGCTGCTACTACAAATGCCATCACCAGATACCAGGAATGATTTGTCCTGAGACGGCGTAGGATCCCATTGCTGCAACTACACCAAGCATAGCTGCCCAACCGTTAATGCGTTCTGCCTTTTCGTTCATTTTTTTGCTCCAGGGTTTTGTTAGTGATTATAATTTTTGTCCCATCATGAGTGAATTGTAACTCATCGTCTGGGTGCCACAGAAGTTCTTCGTACATATCGTCTAACTTCTGCATGTCCTCGTAGAGTTGTTCAGGATTTGGCATATAAGAACCTTACATTATTTCATATATATCAACTGTCACTGGACAGCTGCACGGACATAATGTGTATAAGGTTTCTGATCACTCATCTTTCCATTTTCATAGGTAGATGAATCACCATAGTCCTTGTGATCCTTGTATCCAACCATGCGTCCCTTTGTGTTCTGTAGTGCTGGCATAAAAGCAATGAAGAAGAATACTCCAGGTGCTCCTACAATCAGTGCTGCTCCAAATACATATCCTGCAAGGAATTCAGCAATGGTGTGGTTGGCAGCCCAAGAGAATTCGGTCTGCGTCAAAAGTTCAATCATGAAAGTTTAGAGGTTCTTCTAAGAATAGGACAAGAGGACTAGAAATGCAACTATCAAACGAGACCAAAGAAAAGATTGCCGGTGAGTGCATAGGAGATCACTCCAAAGACAAATCCAATCATCGCAGTGCGACCGTTCAGTTTTTCTGCACGTTCTGCATGGGTCTCATAACCATAACGCTCAGCGTCGGTCTGAGAAATGTACATACGGGGTTCAGTAGCCCACATGTTTGTACGTCCACCTTCTTCAGTTGTGATAGTGCTTGAGCGTGTTACAGTCATTTACTTTGTGTTGCATAACTTTACATATTATATAGTAATGTTAAGATTTCTGTCAAGCCCTACATAAATACGCTGCTCAGTCTGCAGAACATACGACTGTAGCAGCATCACTAATCTGACATTCAAACTTTGGATTTGATTGTTGGAGCTGAATGAAGATGATGGCAAAGAGTTGAGCAATCAACATGCCATGGATAGCATAGTTGCCCAGTTGGTTACCGTTTAAATTTCTTATTTTCATGAGTATTTTTTGAATATTGTATTTATTAAATTAATCTAATTCGTAACACGCTGAACGTGCTAGTTCTGGATTTTTTTTCAGTGCTCGATGCACATGACCATGCACATCTTGCTCTAGAGTATGATGTGCTCTGGTATGGATAGTCTGAATTACACCCAAGGTTCCTATAAAAAGTAAGTTGATGCATGTGACTGGGTGAAAAAACGCAGCGATGATTTTTTTCATTGGCAATAAAAAGGGGGTGCCGTCGCACCCCCATTCTAGTATCTAGATATCCGTTTGTCTACGATCAGAAGTTGTACTTCAGACCCAGCTTAGCACCATAACCACGATCGATGTCGTCATCACCGGAGCCAATGAAGGAGACTTCACCATATGCACCCAGTGCATCGGTGACACCAAAACCAAGACCTGCCTTACCGGAAGGAACGGTATCGCTTTCTCCACCGTCAGGGCTTACCAGACTAGCGCCACCCTGGACGTAGTAGGAAGCAGAATCACCAAGAGCACCTTCATAGCCAACGTGGAAATCGGTGGTGGCTCCAGCGTAATCATCTCCAGTCCAACCAGCATTGGTTTCTACGTTGACGTAGGGACCTGCAAGGGCAGCGCCTGCGAAAAGAGGAGCAGCAGCGACAGCTGCGAATACAGATTTAAACATTTTTTTTACCTTTAGTTACTTGCGGAGTGTATACCCGCAGATGGAAAGTACCTCGACATGGTACTGTTTTTAAACTGTCACACTGTAGTAAGTATTTCTACGGTGTGCCAATTGTTATTTATCTTAATCGATTTTTAAGATCGTGTCAAGAGGTGGGGTTTGCCGCCTCTTGTGCTGCTTTAGCAGCAGAGTTCTCGGTAATTCGACCGAGATAAGGATCATAGTTCATATAGTCAGCAATGTCAATACTGGCACCGTTCTGAGCCCAGAAATTAGAAAGAGCATCGAAGTTGCCTTGATGGAAGACTCCGATATGTTCTGGATGAATGGATGATCCAAGTTCCGTCTTGTAAATCAAGAGCGGAATAGAATAAGTGTTACCTGAGTTGTAAATTAAATCGTCAGCAACAGCTCGTGGTTTAGAACCATTGTCCAATTTGTACTTGTTTTTTCTACAATGAAAATGGATTAACTTTTCTGCATGGCGACGATTGATCAGATAGCATGCGGTAGAGAAATCATTAACAAACCTCTTATGAAGTTTAACATGAATGTCTCCAGTGCAGATAATTGCAATTTGAACAACATCCCAATCATATGGGATGTGTGCATAAAAATCTTTCCAAGTAAAATTCCAATACTTAACGAGATCAAGATTGCAATCATCTTCCATCATTATAGCATAAGGACTATCAGATGTGGCAAGCCAATGTTTAATTGCTTTAAGATGTGAAGTAGTGCAACCAATTTCTCCACTAGTCATATTGTTAGGATATTGTCCCACAAGAATATCACTAAGATCATCCTCTCTACCATCATAGGCAGAGATACGTGTAACACTGTCCTCTATCTCCCAATACTTAAATTGGTTTTCCATATACTCCCAACGATCAGTCTGACCATCAAGATTGATACAATAAATTGGACCGATACCTTTTAGTTTAAAAGCGGATTTGTTCTTATCAATAACTTCAATCATAAATCAATCCAATATACAGCCTCTTCGGGTGTCTCAAAACTAATTCTCTCATCAACCTGAGACTTGATCTGATCTTCCATCACATAGACTTTATAACCAAGATCCAAGAGATCCTTACAAAGACGATACTGTTGACTCTCTGTAAGAATATCTGTCCCTCTCTTATATGCTACCGACTGAAAACCAAATGGCAACTTCTCTACATTCTTAGATACAAAATAATTTACCAAGAACCTAGCATGCTCATCATTAAAGTTATCTGTCGTCGCACCTAGATTATATTGAAGTCCAAGTTTTTCTGCATAAGCAGCAAAGGCACGATTGTCTCTTGGTAGACAAGGACCACCATATCCATACCCATACTTCAAATACTTACCACCAACTCTGGTGTCTGCACCAATTGCCTGCAATGCCAAGTCAATCTCATCACCAAGGCCTGCGAGAGTCATGACCTCACCGACCATATTTGCATAACTGATCTTTGTAGTTAAGAAGCAGTTGACTGCCAACTTAACCATCTCAGCTGAGGTGGTAGACATGAAACTAATCTTTGGTTCTGTCTCTTGAATCTTATGATATAGTTCACAAAGATCTGCATAGACTAAACTATTATTACCACCAATAAGAACCATATCCGCTCGTCTCAGATCACGCACAATCGATCCCTGAGCAATAAACTCTGGATTGTAGAATACCTCCATACCAAAGAACTCCAGTTGCTCTGCAAACCGATTACAGTCTCCTGGATTCGTTGTACAACCGACCACTAATGACTTGCCATTCAATTTTGAAGTTGACTTCTTAAAATCATCAACAACTTGCCAAACAGAACTTACATCATAAGAACCATCTGGAAGCGACGGTGTGGCAACAAGAGTGTAAATGATGTCACACGCTTCAATAACTTCTTGATTACTAGTCGTGGCAGTCAGATTTGTTGACTCAAGCAACATCCGTTGAACTTCAGGTTCATTAGTTTGAATGGTATTATTCTGAAGACCCTTTACATAGTCTTCTCTACAATCAGAAACTACAACTTCATATCCTGCTTGCTCACAGAGAAGGGCGAAACAAATGCCAAGCCTTCCTGCACCAATTACTCCAATCTTCATAGTTTAAACGTCGGGATAGGTTCCATCTTATGCTTATTCTTTGTGTTAAAATCATGCAAGATTCTAACAGCAGGGCCAGTGCCGTGCTCCATCGCGTACTCTAAGTCTTCGTATGAGGCACCAATTTGCGTCTCATCAGTCCTTGAATCGTCCCACAGACCATCTGTAGGTGGTGCATCAATAATGCGTTGATCTACGCCAAGATGCTTTCCAAGTTCCCATACTTCAGTTTTGTATAGATCAGCAATAGGAGCGATGTCAACACCGCCGTCACCATATTTAGTATAGAACCCTACACCATAATCTTCAACTTTATTACCAGTTCCAACAACAATACCACCAGTAGATCCTGCGACCTGATACAAAGTTACCATACGCATACGAGACTTGGTATTTGCATTTGCAAGACCGCTGCCAGTATATTCATCTTTACCTGTCCAGAGATCAAAAGTTGTGATGAATGTTTGATAGACAGCTCCAAGATCAATTCGGATCTTGGTTACGTTATCATAGTTGTTTTCAAGATAAGTGGTGTACGAATCCGAAAGAGTGTCATTCTTAGAACTTGATTTCAGAGGCATGGACAAAACATACGTAGGCATACCAGTTTCAGCACAGAGAGTGGCAACCACAGCAGAATCAATGCCACCCGATACACCAACAACTAGTGATTCAATTTTGTACTTTTTTGCATACTCGCTGATCCACTCAACGATATTCAGTTTTAGTTCAAGGTAATCTTCGATTCTATTCATAGGACAATCCAATCAGGGCAATAAAGGTCTTTAGTATCTTTGTCTGCGTATGCAGGTCCAAACCACATCTTTGGTGCGATGACTTTCTTATCAGGATTAGAGATAAGCCAAGCACCCCACCAACTCATAGAACTATTAGCAATAATAGCATGAGAACATAAAGACATCAAGCATAAGTCAGCATATGGTGTAAATGATCCATCAGCATACTTATCCTCTGGTTCCGAAATTAAAAATCTGTCTCCTGAGAAGAACTCTTGTTCTTTGACCCATTCAACAGAATCAGAGAAAACAACTACAGGTTGTTTTGGATCAAACTTTTTAAGTGCTTTCTCATAGTATTCAATAGGTTGCACTGGATGCATTGATCCACATTGGGTATAAGACCACTTAAATCCACGAACATCTGTGAGATTAGGATCTCCTCTGCGGACATGGAGCATAATAGGCTCTTGACCTTTTAGTTCTTCCATCATTTCTTGACAAGGAATCAAATGCTCCTTATGAAATGTAAAATCTTCTCGAATGATGTCTACAATGTTACTAAAGTATTTCCAAGATTGGAAGAATCCATAGAGACTTATATTGTCTGGACATTGTTCAAATAATTCATTAGAGAAATGAAAGTGTGGTTCTTGAGCATATTGAAACTCTTCAATAACACCTTCTTTTCTTTCGGGTGATAATTTAAAACATTCATGAAGACTGTAGTTTTCAATTCCCTTTCTATCTGGTGGAGGAATACACCAGTCATAACCATGATGAGCAGCAATGCCACGTAGAGCAGCATACTCAAACATTTGATTTCCGAGTCTCCCAAGACTCCCTATATGATTAAAGGCTAACATATTTTTTAAGATAATCTTGTTGTGAATAATACTCTAATAACTGCTCACGATCCATACTTTGAATCTTATCCCATTCGGACATGTTAGATTCCATATGTGGATTAGAGAACCAGGAGTTCTCTCCTCGTGCATGCTCTAAGTGATAAACTGTATTGTTAAGTCTACCAACTTTATACCCAAGTTTAGTAAACCTATAATATCTTTCTTTATCTTCTGGTGCATATGCTTTAAAGTTCTCGTTCTCCATACCACCATCAATATAAACTCGACGGCGGAAGAACTGAGCCCATCCAAAATCAGATGTAGATTCTTCAGACACAGCGTCTAAAAACTCATAGTCACCAGTCTCCAAAAACTTAGACACAGTAATGTCAGTTGCTGCGACTTTCTTTTGGTAGAGTCCACTACCGTATGGATAGACTACATCATATATTCCTTCTGTAATTCCAGTGTATGCCATTACATAAGATTCGATCGGCAAAATAACATCACAATCATAGTTGACTACAATTTCAGTCTTTGCCTCCATAATCATTTCATTGAGAACTCTCTGTCTATGAAAAAGTGGTTCATGACTTTTCTCAAAGATATGAACAAGATCCACAGGGACATTACAGATATCATTTAGGATTGGTAGAACATCTTCCTGGAAGATTGACCTAGAGTCAACCTCTTTGACAATGATATTTGTTTTAAAGTTTTCTAGCAGAAAGGCTAGAGAAGTAATAACATTCCTCATCCTATCATCAGACTCAATCCGAATAGGAATAATGAATGTTGCTTTGGATAAATCAGTTCT